ACAATTCAAAACCCATCTTCAATAAGTCTAGTAAACTGGTATGGTGCAAGTGTTCGTTCAGGAACATACGACGAACAAAACGGAGTATTTTGGCAGTTTGATGGACAAACAATTTCAGTTGTTAAGCGTTCAAGTACACAGCAAATTGCAGGTACTATCAGTGTAGTAGTGGGTTCAGGACAAATTATTGGATTGAACACAAGATTTACAACACAATTAGCGGTTGGCGACAGGATTGTTATTCGAGGAATGTCCCATCAAGTTACACAAGTTGTTAGCGATACACTAATGTATGTTAATCCACAGTTCCGTGGCTCTACAAACGTTAACGGTATTAAAGCAACAAAAACAAATGATTATGTGATTCCGCAAAGTAAGTGGAACATAGATCGTTGTGACGGATCTAATGGTCCTTTCAATCCTAGCGGTTATCAAATCAATCAGATTAAAATGCAGATGGTTTCTGTACAATGGACTTGGTACGGTGCTGGATTTATTGACTGGATGTTACGCGGCCCGGAAGGCAAGTATATTACTGTACACCGTTTACGTAACAACAACCTAAACAACGAAGCATGGATGCGTTCTGGTAACTTACCAGTTCGTTACGAAGTTATTAACGAAGGTGCTAAAACTAGCATTGTTGGAACAGTTAATTATGGTATTAGCGATTTAGTTATGACAGTTAACGATACAGCAGGATTCCCAACGCCTACAGCTGGTAATACTATTACAGTTTACGTAGATAACGAATTTATCCAGTATACTTCAAAAATTAGTACAACTGCAACAGCCACACAATCTAACGGACAAATTACTGTAGGTTCTACAACAGGCATGGCCGTTGGCCAACCAATTGTGTTTATGCATCCAACCAGTTCAAGTGTAGGCGGACTTGTATCAGGTCAGACATACTATATTGCTAGTATTGGATCAAATTATATTACAGTGGCTAATAACAGCGGATTAACACAGTTCCCAACACTAGCAACATATACATATAATCCATATGGTCCGGCATCTACTAACTACTACATGACCATAAACGCACTTATATCAACTAACGTGGCCAACAGGGGTGTCACAATTCAACCATGGGCTACTGGTGGATATCGTATATTTTCTGCAGGTAGTGCGGCAGCACACGTACCGTCAACTGGTGTTATATTAGTTAATGGTTCTTGCAGTCCTATTGTAAGTCACTGGGGCGCGGCGTTTATTGAAGACGGTGGTTTTGACTCTGACCGTTCATACATTTTCAATTATGCACAACCTAACGTTAACATTTCAACTAAGAAGACTACAGCGTTTGCTGTACGTCTGGCACCTAGTGTAAGTAATGCGTTAACTGGAGACTTAGGCGGACGTGAACTTATTAATCGTGCGAGTTTCTTGTTACAGTCACTAGAATCGTGTGCGGGCACCAGTGCTAACGCAAACACTGCGATTATTATTGAAGGTATTATTAATCCAAGTAATATGCCTGCAATTACTAACATTCAGTTTGCTAGCTTGGCAAGTGCTACTAATCCAACTGGACAACCTAGTTTCAGCCAAGTTGCACCGGGAACAAGCATGGTGTTTACTAACTCAGTTACAAACACAACTACTATTAGTAACAGCCCTGCTATTGGTGGAACCATTATATCAGTAGCCAGTACTGCTGGTGTCCAAGTCGGTGACGACGTGTTTTTCCCAGGTAGCACCGGCGCATGTTTTGGATTAACCAAAGTTAGTGCAATTAACGGTTTAAACATTACTATTAACCAAGGGCTAGTAGTTGCACAAACAGCCAGTGCTGTGGTACAGTTCAGTCGTGGTACATACGCACTGCCAGGCGAAACTGTATTCTCGTATGTAAACAGTCCAGCCAATAAAGACGCATTGGATTTAACATCATTCAAAGAATTGACTAATACTCCAATTGGCGGCCGCGGTTGTTATCCAAACGGGTGTGATATCTTGTTTGTTAATGCTTACATTACACAGGGTTCACCGCTTAATCAAAACTTGATTCTACGATGGGGCGAAGCGCAAGCGTAAAAATAAAAAAAGCACCGCAAGGTGCTTTTTTTATATAAGATCAACAAGATTAAATACTGTTTGTAATTTAGTTCTAATAGTTTTGCTTGAAAAACTATTTCGTAATCCCTGATGCAATGGCTTGGGAGATCTGTCAATAGTTGCCCATGCCCATCCAATATGTTCGTCACTTAAAACTGGCACAAATTCAGTATCTACCACACACAAGTACGTGTGAAAATTAAACACACGATCATTACTGACAAACGTTTCTAAAGGAATGGTTTTAATTATATCAGGGCAACTGCCAATTTCTTCAGAAATTTCACGCTGAAGACCTTGCCAAGGAGTTTCGCCCAGCACAGTTGTGCCGCCTACCAAGCCCCATGTGCCTTCATGCTTGCCATGTGCTTTTTGCAGTAGTAAAAATCGTCGTGTAGATTTGGCATAAAACAATGCACCACTACACACAATTTGTTCTTTTACAATATGATCATCCATTGACTATTCTTATATATACCATCAAAGCTCTTGCTCCAAGAAACTCCGTGCCAGACGTACTGGACTCCTGTATATATATTCGTTTGATAGATCATGTTGTTTGAATGTTGGCTATGATTAAAAATAACAGCCCATGCAGTTCCAGACCACTCTATAATATCATTTGCGTGTGCGGCTAATTTGCCCCAAGCAGATGCAGGTACAGCATTGCCCACAGTGGCAGCAACACCAGCGACAACTACAGCATCAACTTGGGTCATGGTATAGTCTAATCTAGTGTTTGCAGGAGTACCGTCTGGGTTGGCATCATAACGATGTGTCCAATTCCATTGATTACTAGTGCTAACAGTTATGGTATTAGCATTTATAATATCGTAAATGTAATAGGAAGATCCCACTGATAAATTTCCAATATTAGCAGATACTTCAAATCTTTCTCCAATGGCTAAATTTTCAGTACTATCAATAATGATATAATTGTTTACCTGGGTATTAGTTACCGATACTGCTATGGCCAATCCAATATCGTCTACTAGTAAAAATCTTGTACCGACTGCAACAGCTTGATCTGTTTGTTCTGTGCCCATCGGACGTTTTGGATTATAAGTTAACGGATTAACTATAGCATCAAATGTGCCAGTACTGTTAGGTCTATAACTGCTTGCGGCATTGTAGCCTGCGTCTATAATTTCAATTTTTCCTTGACTGTCTATACCAGTGTTGCTATTAAGAGTTGCTGGATTCCAATTTACTTGTAATGCGCTAGGATCTAAACTGTTAACAGCAAAGGTGCCTATAATCTGATTGCCGTTGGCTTGTGTAAGATATATCATGCTGGATCCAGCAACATATTTTCCAGGATAGTTGTCAAGCACTGTCAACCAATCAATAGGAGCACCTAATCTAATGGGTGCTGGATCTGTTGTTGGCTCATTAGGACTCGACGATGCACCTTTGGGTATCAAGAACACAGAACTTGCATACACTTCAACGCTATAGTCGCTAATAGTCTTCACACTTAAATCAAGCTGATCTGTCATGGTGACAGTGCTGGCTATAGGATCTTCGCCTAGACCTTCAATGTACGTGCCGCTAGAGACAGCGCCACCATTCAAACTGTTGATAATTCTTGTAATAACGCCAAGATGTTTAACTTTAACAGGCGGATTGATCCAGATTGGAATTTCCAATTGCAAAGTTGCAATATCAATTGAGTCCTGTGTTCCAGTAGGAACTTGTCTACTGCTCCATGTGATCTGTTCCAAGTTTATTGTACTCAAACTGGTCCAGTCAAGATAGTTGTCGTTAGTTTGTATTTCTAAACTTGGATTAAACAATACTAAAATTTGTTCTAAAATTTGTAATTTTTGTTCTGCACTAGTGCTCCAGATATCAACTTTCATAGTGAGACCAAACGGAGTGGGCATTAAACGTTCAACTGTATAATTCTTTCCCTGAGCTTGTGTGTAGGTTGCTGGATTAAAATCTCGTTCTCGGATATGTACCTTGTCTATAAAAGTTTGATCAGCTAATCGATCTTTATCCATTTTCAGTCCTGAAATGTACACAGCAATTCTAGGAGCCGAATTGACCATATTTTCAGAATTATTACGCATGATGCTGGCAACTTGTTTGTCTGGATCACCATATGTAACTGGTATTCTATGCAATGTGCCGTCACCGTACTTGACTACAAAGTTACTGAATACACGAACAACTTGTGAAATGTAACGTCTTATTTGACCGTCGTAAAAGAATTGCATTAGAGATCCGCCTGTAAGGATGAGCGTGGTGGTCTACCGTTAGTACCAGGTTTGAGTACTTCAGAAATACTTTGTCTTTGTGATTCACGCACACCATATAAAGTAACGGTCCAAGTTCCAGTATATGGTAAAACACTAGTTGCTGGAGCTACAGGAGTTGGCAGATTAATCTGTACACAAGCTGAAGTGATGCCGGTAATAACATTTGTATAATTATAGCTAGTGAACAACCCTGGATTGTCTGCAATTACTATTTCAACACTAATAACGCTTTGTTTGAATACCAAATATTTTGCTGTTGCTGGAGCAGGATAAGATATTTGAGTATTGATCACAGTGACTGTAATATCAGAAACAGGCGCAACATCTACTGCCAATCGATTGTTGTAGATATAGTTTGTGTTATTAATAAAACTTGTTTTTAATGTTTGTCTATTGTCGTTGTTAGTCATATCCATACGTACAGCATCTTCCACGGCAATCCATGCATTGACTTTTCCGTTAAACCTAAATAGCCTATTTGGTAAAAAATCTGTTCTAAGAAAGAAATCATCTGTAGCCGCTGTTGCTGGAAATTGTATTCCGTGCCCAAATATATATCCGTTAACAGGTGCTCCGTCGCCCAACAAGTATCCTTGATAACCAGTGCGCTCTGGAACAGCATCTTGAGAACTGGCCAGTATTGTAGTACCATCAGTGCTGGCCAATATCTCAGCTTCGTCAGCAGTTGTTAATAGTGGATTTCCAGTAAGCGGGTCGGCGGCTAGTGTGTAAAACTGTCTCGTCTCAAACCCACTTTTTGGAGCATCAGCTTCGGCTTGTGCTACCACTTGGTCATTGATTTGTAATTCTTTATTGTGAGTACTGAGTAAATCTCTTAAGGTAATGTCAGTCGGGTTGCCGTTAGCATCATTAACATTCTGATTAAAAATTTGTGCAAACTGTTGACCGTCTGTGACCTTTTTAATTTTTAATCTATATAAATGCGGAAACCATGTTACACTAAACCCTTCGCTAGCACGACTTACATCTTCTATAACATAATAGCGAGGCATGCTGACATCAAAATCGCTTAGTGCAAAATCGTCGCGCAAGTGCGGTAACTCTAAGACATCTCCACTAATAGGCTTACGTCCAATGTACTTGATAAAATCATTTATATGCACAGTCATATATAACGTGTCGTTGTCGATGAATAAACCAAATTGACTTAGGTTAAAATCAATATTTTGTACATTATATAATCCACGAATTCTGTAAATTTCTGTGTCATACTGTCTATCTCTATTTTCTAATAATAATAAATCTTGTATATTAGTAGGTTTTAAAGATGAGTAATTTGGCTGATCAGCAGTTTTGTTTGCTTCGCTCGTATTGGAGCCAAGGTACTTGTGTAGATAAACATCTGTACCCCCTGCTTGAAACATCTCACTGGCTTGGCGATCTATAAATTTATAGTCGGCGCCTTTTTCTGGTTTGTATAAGGATAAACGTGGCATATGATATTTATCGTTAGCTAAATATGTACGGAGAACAAAAAATGGATTCATTACCTACAACTACCCAATCTAATTCAACTGCTGAACGTAATGAAGTTTTTAAGTATGTTAGAAACATGCTTGGCGACGGCATGGTTGACGTAGAACTGGATCCCACGCATTACGAAACAGCACTAGATCGTGCATTAAACAAGTATCGTCAAAAAAGCTCAAATGCAGTCGAAGAAAGCTACTTGTTTTTAGAGCTAATCCAGGATCAAAATGAATATAGATTGCCTGATGAAGTTATTACAGTTCGTCAAGTATGGCGCAGAGCAATTGGTAGCCGAACTGGAATGGGCGCAGGCGGTACACTATTTGAGCCATTCAACTTGGCCTACACAAATACATATTTGATGTCAGGTAGCATGATGGGCGGCTTAGCAACATATGATGCATTTGCTGGTTATCAGAAATTGGTAGGTCGTATGTTTGGTAGTTTTATAGAATTTAGTTGGAAACCTACTACTCATATTTTAAACATTCTTCAGCGTCCGTTTGCCCAAGGCGAGCAAATACTAATACAAACTTACAACTTTCGTCCTGACTGGGTGTTGTTGCAGGACATTTATGCTAAACAGTGGCTACGTGATTACACACTAGCTGTGTCAAAACAGATACTCGGCGAAGCCCGTAGTAAATTCCAAAGTATTGCCGGCCCTGGCAGTCCAATACAAATGAACGGTGCTGATTTGAAATCAAGCGCCAAGGAAGATTTTGAGCGTTTAGATAAAGAATTGGATACGCTGGTAGCTGGCGGCAGTCCGATGACATTTGTTATTGGCTAACAAATATTTGACCTTAGGGTAAAACTGTTATATACTGTAGCATCTTTAGGAGATCTACATGATTATTGGCATCTGCGGTTTTATTGGTTCGGGCAAAGACACTATTGCCGATTATCTAACAAACTTCCACGGATTCCGACGAGAATCATTTGCAAACAGTCTTAAAGATGCAGTAGCTCAAGTGTTTGGCTGGGATCGTATGATGCTAGAAGGTCGCACAAAACAAGCACGTGAATGGCGTGAACAAGTGGATCCATGGTGGGCAGAACGTTTAGACATGCCCAATCTTACTCCTCGTTGGATACTACAATACTGGGGCACTGAAGTTTGTAGGAAAGGATTCCACGACGATATCTGGATTGCCAGCTTGGAAAACAAACTTCGCAACAGCCGTGATGATATTGTTATCAGTGATTGTCGTTTTCCTAACGAAATTAAATCAATTAAAAATGCTGGCGGCATGGTTCTTCGGGTTGTCCGCGGCCCGGAGCCTGTGTGGTATGATTTTGCACTGGCTGTTAATACCGGAACAGATCCATCAGCGCAACGTTTTTTAAGTAGATACAGTATACATGCTAGCGAAACGGCATGGGTTGGTACTGAATTTGATGCAATCATGGATAATAACAGCAGTATCGATGATTTGTATGCCCAAGTACAAACACTTATAAATCCGGAACAAGATCTCCCTGCCTCCAGCGAACACCTTCTTTATGCAGGACTCGCTGGCAATTAGCACACACAGTTTTTAAATTGGCATGCCGGCAATTGTTTAAATCGCCGTCCACATGAAACACATTAAACACTTCTTTGTGGAGGGATCTTACTCCACATTTGTCGCAGGTATTTTTCATAGTATAGCCGGCACTTGCCCATCTGGGCAATTTAACACCCCGTAAACAACTACCACAAACTGATCTATAAAAAGGTTTGCTTTTTTTATAATAGTTGATGGCAACAGGGTTGCGTCCGCAGGTACATAAAGGTCTCATATTTTATTTAAGCCTTTTCTCGGCCTTTTCTCGGCTTATAACGAGTATAAAAAACCAAAATGCCATAAATACATTAAGAACATGTACTCATGGAGATAACACAATGGCTCAATTAAGTTCACCAGGAATTAGCGTAACAGTAGTAGACGAATCGTTTTACACACCGGC